GAGCCCCGCGTTCCTCGCGTCGGTCGCACCGCACAGTTGCACCGCCAACTACTCCGAACAGACCAACCGAGCCTGTACAAACCAACCTCCAGGCGGCACACTGCCGCACCATGTCCCGCAACACTCAAACCTGAGTGCCGCTGTTCATGCCTTTTCGACCTTTTTGGTGGTGCCTTCTGATGCCGGCTTGATGCCGGCTTGGCGGCCCAAGTCCTCCAAGATCGCGCCCACGCGGACCGTCTTGTCCGACCCCCGGATCGCATGCAGGTAGAGCACGGTGGTGGCCTCGGACTTGTGTCTCAGATGGGCTTGCACGTCCGACACCCGAGCATCCGGGTGATCGTCGATGATGGAGGCTGAGATGTGCCTCATGTGGTGTGCGCGCTTCACGGGCATCTTGGCCTCCCGGTGGATCCGAGCGATCCTCTCCGTGAGGAGGCTTGTGTAGAAGGCCTCGCCCAAGTGCGAGCGGAGCACGTAGCGCCCTGCGGTCCCCGTTCTTTCCCGGAGCCGCTCGAGCTCAATGCGGAGCCGAGGACCAAGCGCAACGCGCCCGACCTCGTCGTACTTCGGGAGAGTCTCTTCATCCTCCGGAGCAGGGAGAGGTCGCTGGTTTTGGATCATCAGCTGGTTCCGTCGCCAGTCGATGTCAGCCCATCGAAGCCCTGACACTTCACCGGGGCGAAGTCCTCCTTCGACCCCCAGCATGAGCATGACGGGGTAGGCCTCGCCATCCTCAGCTTCGAGTCGGCGGGCAGCTTCGAGGAGGGTCTGGGTGTCCTCAAGGTTGGCGACCACCATCGGCTTTCGCTTGGGTGGCTTCTGCCTCGGGATGTGCGGAGCAACCTCGATCCACTTGCCGATCGCCAACTTGAAGAGGTTGGTGACGACGGTGATGCACTGGTTCGCGTACCGAGCGCAGAGTCCCTCGAGGGACTTTGCCAGGCGCTCGGTGTCCGCCTTCGTCCAGCGGTCGCACGGGATCTTCTTGATGACCTTGGCCAACCGAATCCAGATGATGCGGTAGGACTTCGCGGTCGGTTTCTTTGCGTCTCTCCTCGATAAAACCTCCTCGTCGTACTGGTCCCAGAGCATGCCCATGGTGGGGGCCTTGCTCTGCTTCGGGGCTTCAGGGTGTCGGATCTGAGTTTCGTTTGCGGGTTGGTTGGTTTGGATCTCCAGCGGTTGGTTCTTCGCCTGCTCGGCGAAGACCTCGCGCATGATCTGTTGCACCTGGCTTTCTCCCCATGCCCTTGCTGCAACCGGACCCATCCCCACGGGGGCGGTGAGCCTCCTGCGGATGAGTGCGTTTGTGCCGGGGTGGGTGATCGAGATGTCCACGAGGGACCTGGACTTGTCCCTGGGATAGGGACGGATGGCGATGCTCACTGTGCGAGGCTCGATCTGGCCGGGCTCCGCGCTCTTCGCCGACCAGCGCAACACATCGTCCCTGCGGTAGACAACCCTGCCCCCGTGCTTCCGCCACGCCGGGCCCTTCGAGCTCGACCGCCAGTTCGCCATGGTCTTCGCCGAGATCCTCAAGAGTTCCGCGACCTCGCACGGCCGCATGTACTCCTGCCCGCCGAACCGTGTGAAAACACAAGCCGCGACCTCCCCGCTGACCGGTAGGTCGTGCGGAGTTGGTGGGCGGCGACGAGGCACGTCTCAAGTACGACGAGCTGATGTTCTCCTTTGTGTAGGTGTCGGGCTTACTCTGCTTACACCGCACAAAACACCCCTCAGCTACCCGTGGAGGCCAGATCTCGACCAGGTGCAGGGTGCTTGTCGTGCTTGCCCTTGAAATGCACCGGTCTGGCCCCGACGCTGCGGGGCCATGAAGCGCGGCACACACCCCCTCATCTTCTGCTCGACCAGGGCGCCCTTGAATTGCAGCGGTGCGGCTTGGGAGGTTCGGGGCCATGAAGCGTCGCCGCACAATCTTGGATGCTCCGGAGACCACCACCCCGCGCTCTTCACCTGCCCCCTGTTCCCCTCTTCGACCCCGAGGAGATCTCTCCGATCAGGTGGCGGACGACGACGCGTTGACGCTCCCCCTGCCTCCACCAATTTCGGTCAAAACCTTCGCAGATCAGGCACTTACGGGGATTTTCTCGGAGCCTTGGGGGCGCGTGAGGCCATGGTTTGTGGCGGCCAGCAGAAGGGGGTGAAATGAAAAACGCCCGCTCAAAGACCTCCTCCTCCAACCAGCCTGGGCTCGTGCTCAAGGCCAAGAAGCTCGTGCTCCCGAAAGGCTGCGGAGCCGACGAGCCCGAACTTCGCGCTTCGCCGATCGTCTCGCTGGCGTTGATCCTTGGCGTCACGGTGATCTTCGTGGTGGTGGCCATGTCCTGAACGAGCCGATGCCGGCGCTCCTGTAGATGCCCCGCCGACGTTCAGCTCTTCGACCCCAGCTCCTTGTCCCCCTCAGCCCCAGCGAGCGCACGTGCGCCGAAGTTCTCGCAGCCCATGGCCGCCGACATCTTCGCCAGGATGCTGCACGGCTTCTCCTGGAAGGCGCTCCCGAGAACGACCTCCGAGACCTGCGGCTATCGGTGACGACCTCCTTGTGCGGCTTCCAGTCGGCGCAGGAACGATGGGGCGCTTCAACACCAAGGGCCGTGGAGCTGGCCAGCGACCGGATTCGGCATCTTCAAGATTCGGCGCTGTGGGTGACGATCTTTCACGAGACCGGAGGCTGGCGCGGGCCGGGGCACACCATCTACATGGGCACGGGTTCAGGTCTGCCAGGTCCTCCTGGCCACGGGTTGGCCTGGACCTGCAGCTCTGGAGTGGACCCTTCGATCGTCGTGCGCAGGTACCCAGAGCCGCGCCAGCTCGATCTGTTCGAGCCGCAGTTGGACGAGTAGCGCTTCGAGGAGTTGGTTTATCCGGACCCAGATAAACCAACTCTCCCGAAGTTCGAGAGGCTGCATCTACATCTCCCGCCTCTTCTCCGCTCCGTCCTTTCCGGTGGCTAAAAGCCCTCGCAGGTGGGTGCTGATGTCGTTCTTCGGAACTCGTCAAAGGCGCCCGCTACTCGGTCGATCGCTGGGACCTTCCCAGAGCGGAGGAGAACTCCTCCGAGCGTAAGGGAACCAGCCATGCGGAAAACAACTCCCCTTCTCCTGACCCTGCAGCAGGTGGCCGACCTGCTCGGGGTCTCCCTCAGCACCGTTCGCCGTGCCCACGAGGCCGGCGTCCTCCATGCAACGAGGCCGGCCCCTCGTTGCGTCAGGTTCACCCGCCAAGCCGTGGACGCCTGGCTCGCCTCCACCTCGAACGCAGGGGAGGTGGCCCCGTGACCCTGCTCGATCTGCTCCCGCACCTGCTCGGCCTCGCCGTCCTCGCAACCATCGTCGCCCACTTCGAGCGGCGCATCGCCTCCAACCAGTAGCTCCCCGAAAGGATCCAAGACCATGAACGCCAAGACCAAAAAGAAGAAGCAGAACCCGATCATCTCCGCAGCCGAGGCCGCCCTCGTGCTCGGCCACCTTCACCACAGCGTCATCCGCCGGGCTGTCGCTGCTGGTGCTTTGACCGCCTGCCCCGCCCCCGCAGGCAAGCGGGGGCTCCACGTCCTCCGGGATGACGTCGAGTGGCTGAGGGATTTTCCGCAGATGCGGTTCTGTGTAGCTCCCGAGACCGGCCTTGGCGAAACCATGTCCACCAAGTCCAAGTCCGCCTGGTTCGTCTTTTCCACCACCCGCAAGAGCGCTCGCGGGTCCGTCTTCAACCACGAAGAGTCCGCTCGGATGGCCCAGTGGCACCTGGAGGCCGCCCTCAACTCGTTCGGTCAGGCCCACGTGGTGACCGCGAGTCTCGACTTGCCGCCCGGAGTTCCTCCCGAGGACGTGAAGTTCGTCCTGGTCCGTCCGCTCGATCGGACCGCCAAGGCTTTCCTGACCTTCGACGAGGGGTCGAAGGAGCTCGACGCGAGTTCGCGGCTCATGTGCGAGTGGGCGGGGACCTTCCGGCCTGTCGAGCAGGCGAAGCCGTAGCCGTAGCCCTTCTCCACCGCGCTCTCGCTCTCGGGGGCGCGGCTATCCAAATCGCCTATCGCCCTGTGAAGAGAGAGCCGCATGTTGCGGCCACCGAATACGGAAGCCCCGGGAGGACCAATCCCGAGGCAACCAGGAAGCAGAACAGAACCGATGTCCTCTCCCTCTACCAGTACGCCTTCTGATAACCAGATCCATCGCAAAGCCACCTCCCAGGAAAAGGAGATGGACACTCCGACCTGGCATTACCTCGCTGCGACCTGGCCCGAACGTGTTGCTCGCATACGCGAGGTCCTCGCCACCGCCCCCAAGACGATCCACGATCGTCGCGTCCTTGCCCGGGTTGAGATGAAGCCCATCAAGGAGTCTCCAGGGAACAGCTACCAGGCAAACGATCACTACAGGCCGTGCACCACCACCCTCCACGAGCTCATGGGGTGGATTCGCGGGCGCCCCAAAGTGGGGCTCAAAGAGGTGGGGTCCGGCATGGTCGCTGGCATCGGCCTCAAGCAAGGCCACAACGACCTCGAGAACTTCGTCGGGGCCCAGTTCCTCTTCGCGGATTTGGACGGCCTCCTGCAGAACGAAGAGCAGTGGCAGCACCTTCGCACCGTTGTGATGCCCGAGATCCTTCGGGGATGCGCCTGGTCCTGGCACAAGACCGCCTCGCACGGACTTCCTGGAAAGGGAGACCGCCGCCGACTGATCATTCCCCTTGGGTTCACGATCACAGACGCGGACGAGTACGCCTTCCTGTGTGAGATCGTCTGCAAGAAGATCGAGACTGCCTTCCACGGTCAAGGGGGTCTCGACAAGACGACCTCCAAGAAGGCATGCCAGTTGATGTTCGACCCGCGCTACTCGGATGAGCTGCGCGCCATGGTCTACGAAGACGGCATCGAAGGGTCGGAGGACTGCTGGGCTGCCACCGATGAACGAGTTGCCTACCAGCAAGACAAGGCCGAGAGGGCGGCCGCCAAGGCCAAGAAAGCCGAAGAGGACAGCCAGCTCCTCGGGGTCATCACGGTTGCGGAGCTCGGACCCATCGCTCCAGGAGTTTTTGGGAGCAGCGGAAACGGCGGTGGGTCCTTTTCGGATCGCAAGGATCCGTGGGGTCTGGCCCGTTCTCGTCTCGCCAAGATCTCCATCCCCGTGGGTTGTGGGGTCCGCAACAAGAGGATCGGCTCGGCCTTGTGGGCCTGCCGCGACTCGGGTCTGAACGAAGAGCAGTCGGCCCAGCTCGTCATCGACACCTACGGCGACGAGGTCAACGAGCGTGGGTGGGTCTGGCGGCAAGCGAAGTCTCTTTGGAAGCACGAGCACACCCCAAGCACGAAGTCCTGGGGGCGGGGTCGCAAGGTAGGCGAGGCGTCCATCGTCACCCAGGCCGAGAAGGACTTGCTGGCGAAGACAGGTGGGCAGCTTGGGGAGTTCGACCTGGGTGACGATCCTGTCGAGGACGAGCAGACCCCCGACCTCAAGGTGGAGTTGCCCGCTCCGGTCGAGCCCTCCGCCAACGACGTTCTCCTGACCTCTTCTGGTGGGGTCAACATCCCCCACACACCCGTGTTGTTCGGGGGTTCGCTCGGCCACTTCAATTACCCCACTTTAACGTGGGGTAATCAAGAGGGGATCAGTCCATCCAATTTCAACTCGACTGCCCACCCCCTGTTCAAAACCGCACAGACCCTTACCCCCACGGTTCCTCCGACCGCGGGCGCGGGACAGGGGCGGGACGAGTCCTGGAGGCGGCAGGAGGTCAACTTCAAGGATCTGCCGGAGGCAACCTACGCAGGTCTCCTGGCTCGCGTGGTGTACCGGCGCAGCGCCTATGGAACGAGCAAGAACCGCTCCCTCCGGCGAATGGTCCACGACATGACCCGGGAGTTCGTCGCTCTCATGGAGGAGGACGGTGAGGGGAACCAGCGGGTCGTCGTCATCGTCCACCGCCGGGCCCTGGCCAGGACCATCGGTGAGGCGTGGGGTATTCCGGTGTACCTCGACTGCCCCGACGAAGACATCACGGGGAGCTGTGTTATCTGCGTCGACAGTCTTGGGAGGATTTCCGGGGGAGAAATTGATCTGCTCATCACCGATGAATCGGAGCAGGTCATCCAGCATCTCTTCCGGGGTCCCCTCCGCAAGCAGCGCCGGACCGGAGAGATTTGGAGCGCCTGGCGGGACGTCGCCCAGCGCAGCAAGAGGATCATCTACCAGGACGCGAGGCTTGGGGAGTTGACCCAGGAATTCGCCCGGATGCTCCTCGACTGGCGCAGTCCCCTGGACTTCGATGAGCAGCTCCTCGTGAACCTGTGGCACGCCACGCCGCCCGAGGCCCACGTCTGGATGGAAGAGGAGGGGTGGTTCGAGTCGCTCCTCTTGTCCCTGGAGAACGCCGATCCGGAGGCCAAGGACTGGCTCGCCTGCCTCAGCCGCAAGAAGGCCGAAGTCCTCCACGAGATGATCCTTGTGCGTCGTCCGGACCTGGCCGACCAGATTCTCCTGGTCACCTCGAAGACCAGCAAGCGCAAGGTCGTGCGGGCCTGCTTCAAGCACCCCGAGCTCTTCGGCCAGTATCGGTTGGTCATCGCCAGCCCCTCTTGCGGAACCGGGGTTTCTGTCGAGCATGCGAGCGCAGAGGGATTGGACGCTCTCCAGCGCAGGCTCGGGGTGTGGCGGGTGTGGATGCACGCCCAGAGCGGCTGCGGACCCAACGCCCTGGATGCTCTGCAGATGCTCCACCGGGTCCGTATCCCCCGCGGGAACTGGCAGATCTACTGCGGAGGGACAGCGCAGGCAGGTCCCACGGACCCCGATGAGTGCCGCCAGGCGATGCTCCTGAAGTCGGCCAAGACAATCCGCCGCATCGGCGAACTCGGGTCCACCTGGAAGACAGACAACTCGGATCCCCTCCTTCCCAAGCTCTGCCCCGACAACAAGGACCTGGTCCGGATTGACAGCTTCGTGGAGGCGCTCGGCAACGAGTGGGGCGGAACCCTCGGGTTCACGCGGATCAAGGACGACAAGGGGAACACCGTGGGGTGGGCGGAAGGCTCCCTCATCCGGGCCCTCCGCATGATCGGCAGCCACGTGATCCAGGTGTTCGCCTCGAGCACGGACCCCAAGGCCGTCGAGAAGGAAATGGGGGAAGCCAAGCTCTCCGTGGAGGAGAGGCAGCTCGATGAGTACCAGGCGGCGATCGACAAGCCGCTCGAGGAGGCAGAGGCAGAAGCATCCAAGGAGGACGCCGATGAATCTGCCGACGCCATCCTGTGGCGGGCCAGCCACGTGGACTTCTTCTACGATGGGGTGCCTCCGACGAAGCCAGAGAACCTGGACCGGGAACTCGCCCGGCGCGATCTTCGGGGTGGGTACCGCAAGCAGATCGCCCTCTACGAGCAACTCTCCTGGCTGCGCACGGGAGAGGGAGACACGGTCCGCATGCAGGACCGTGCCAACTACTGCAAGAACAAGCTCACCATCGATCTTCGCCACCAGTTCTCCGCGGCTGCGACGCTCGACGAAGCTCTCCTCGTCTTCGGGATCGACAACCACTGGCGCATGTCCGACAACCAGGAGGAGATCAAGAACCCCGGAAAGAAGGCGTTCTCGTGGGACCTGCGGGCCCGCATCAAGGAGGACCTGGGTATCGGGTGGAACACCGACAAGTCGAGTCCCATGCGGCTCCTCAGCAGTCTCCTCAAGAAGGTGGGCCTGGCCCTCGACTTCGAGCCCCACCGGATCCCAGGGAAACGAGGGAAGAAGACCTCATCGGCCACCCTGCGCCAAGCCCTTGTCCAGCAGATGGACCAGGACGGGACCTGCTACCGGCGCAAGCACGCTCGGAAGCCCACGATCCCCGTGGGCGAGTTCGACCTGGCCGCGTAGAGGTGGATGCCGGCTGCAGCCCCACCAAGAGCCGAGCCCGGCTGGATAGGTGGGGGCACGTGCCCCCCGCCACCTGGTAGAGGGATCTGGTGGGTCGGGCCGCGTGGCGGGAGGACTCGGCGCGCCGCCGGACCTGACCACGCCGCCCGGATTCCCGAGGAGGACTCGGACGGAGCGTCGGCCGGGAGTCGAGGGCCGGACACGCAAGAGGTCGGCATGACCGATGAAGAAATCCTCGCCCAAAGGGCGACAATCTACATGTCCACCCCCATCATCGAGCGCGACGGCAAGCGCTTCATCCAGATTGAGCTCTTCGGACGCTTGAGGGACATCCCGCTGCCCTCTGAGCCCGACGAGCCGCCGCACGTCCGCCCGAGCGAGGAGGTGGAGGACCAGCTCCCGGACGAGTAGCAGCACGACCCGAGGCCCAAGGACGGGCCGCCCCCTCGTTCAACCAGGCGAGCGCGCTAAGAAGTCGTGACGCTCCTGATCGGTCGAGAAGAACTTTTCGGAGCATTGAGCGCACAACGATCGACCGACCTGGTGTTTCGTTCGCCCGACGGTGGAAGAGGGGAACATCTCGGTGTAGGCCCCCTTGGAGTCCGGCGAGTGGCACTTGGCACAGGTGATGTCGGAAGTCGGCACCAGCCCGAGATAGCGTGATGAGGAGGCGGGCACCAGATCTGCCGACGAAGGTGTAGGTGCGCGCTCTCATCGCTGCCACCCCGGAAGGTGCCGTGGGCGGTGTTCTCCGGGGACAGACGTAGTTCGGGGACCATGAGCAACGACGACGACAACGACGACACCACCACCTCATCCACCACCCACACGACCGAGGACGCACCCGACAACCTCATCCTCCTCACGGCCGAGGACAGCGAGGACGGGCCCGACAATGTCATCCCCTGGCGCTGGTCCACCCGCCCCAAGATCGACAGCGACAACCCCGAGCACGCGGACCAGATCCGTGATGACCCGGCCTCCCTCGCGGACGACATCATCCTGGCCTTGTGCCTCGCGCGTCATGGTCGCGGAGAGCCCCTCGGGGAGCTCGAGCACCTTCAGGTGGAGGACATCAAGAGCATCACCATCCGGGGCGAGGAGGTGACCATCGAACTTCTGCCGGGGAAGTGACGACCAGGGCGGCGAACACGATGCCGCCCGAGCAGCAGGCGGCGATCGTCGCCGGCATCCTCGACTATGCGGCGTGATCGCTCACACCGAGCTATTTTTTGGAAGTCTCCGGTGTGATTGCGATGGGGACTTCTGGTGCAGGGTTGTCGAGTGAACTAAGAATAGCTTGACCTTGAGGCGTGATGCGACAGCCCCCCCCTCCGGAACGCTTAATATATCCAGCGTCCGTAAGACGCTGTAGAGACTTTTCGTCTTCCTCCGAAAGATCGTCATATACTCTGGAGGCGGGGAAGCTCTTGGCGATCTCGTCGAGGAAGCGAAGGTCCCGATTTGATTCTTCGGCAGTGGGCATTTACCTCTCGGCTACACCCGCGCGGAGCCGAGAGGTAGGTGGCCGAACATCGTGCGGACACTGTCACGCGCGAAAGAGCCCTCGGCGCGCGGAGGTGATCCCCTCCTCCGCGGCCTGAGCGGACCCGAGCCCGGCCGGAGCAGGTGGGGCACCCCCGTCACCTGGTCGCGCCTCTAAGGAGAGTTGACCTCTTCTTCGGTCCATGTGGCCGGTTTGATGTCGATCCTGATCGAGGAGGTCTCGCCGCCCCCTCCTGCGGTGAAAGCCTCGAGCGCGTCGTTCACGGCCGGAAGGAGCTCTGGCAAGAACTCCCAATCCGCCATCCAGCCCGAACCCGAGCCGTAGAAAGCAGGACCCCGCACTCCTTTCCGCGCGCTCTTGAGCGCCGACTCGACCTTCTCGCGGAGCGCGGAGGGCGCAGAGGGCGAGAGTGAAATGTGGACAGTGCACACCCCAGGAACTTCCCGATCAGCCATGGGATTATTACAACTCCTCGGAGGGATATCGGTCAATCCCCTGGCCGGAACCGAGCCCGATCAGCCGCCGCCGGTGCTTGGCATGGAGAAGCCCGGTCAGGCCGGGGGGAGCCCTTGCAGACACCGAGTGCTTGGCCATCATTCGGTCCTCCGCGACACCGGCGTCTTCTTCAATTTCCTCGACTTCGCCCGCTTACCTGGCTGTGCGCGCTTATCACGCGTCTCCACTTGTGTTTGTGGAGCAAAGACCTGTTCGGTCATGGGGCTGAACCGGACATCGCCACCAGCAACGATCGTAATCGGGCCCTGTGGCCGCCCCCAAGAAGCGGACACGACGGCCACGCAGCCGAAGATCGCCATGGCGAGGGCAAGAACAACTTGTTTGGAAAGAGGGGGCAAGTCAGCACCGTCTCACCACTCCGTAAAGTTCGAGCAGTGCGGCTGAGAGAGCAACCCCACATCGAGCACGATCCTCCGACCCCCACGCGGGTAGCGGGGGTGTCGAACCAGAGAAGGTCACCACCTCGCCCGGGCTCCCGTCGACCGGCCCCGAGGGGGACGGCTGCGACCTTCCCCTCATGATCTCGTGGCAGGGGTGAGGGACGACGGGGCGGGTCGCGGCGAGGTCGGCGGCCGCTCCATAGCCGCGCCGCATGAAGCCGAGCGACGATTTCGAGCGGGACTGTCGGGGAGAGTCGTGTGGTCCGTCCGAGTGCGCACAGGATGCGCAGACACTGCCTACACGGGGCGAGTGCATGTCACAAAATCCACCGTGGAATGAAGTGCGGGCATCGGACCTGTTCGACGTCTCAGACGAGTACCTCGAAGCCGTGCAGGAGAACGGGTGGCCCTGGGCGGAGTGGGTGAGGTTCTCGGCCTCCGACCGCACCATCGCTGTCATCGACAGGATGTTCGCGGGGGAGGTTTGTACCAACGTGGTCGACAGGTGGCGGGTCACGGACCTGGTTCGGGGTTCAGACAGCACCCAGCTCGAACTGCCCCACACCCGTTGAGCATCACCCCACCCCCACCCCACGTCCCTGACTTCATGGGAAGGTCCGCGGAGCCTATACCTGCGATGCAGAACAGCATCGCCAGTACCATCCTTGGAGTCGCCTCCGCCCACTACGGGCTCCCCCTCCAACTCTCCGCCGACGGCCGGAGACTCACCATCGACCTCACCGTCGGGGAGTGGGCCGACCTGCTCGCCGCCGCACAGGCCAACGAGCTCGAGGTCCTCGAGCCCGACCAGGGCGAGCAGATCGAAGTGGACGAGCAGGAGCCGGAGCCCACGAACCCCGAGCCGCCCGCGCCTACAAGGAGGAAGACCCGCTCCTCCTTGCCGGTCCCCGAGCGGGACCAGCTCCGCCAGCAGGTGCTCGAGCTGGCAGCGCGACCGGAAGGTGTCGGCGCCGGTGAACTGGATGATGTCCTCCCCGACATCACCGGCGACAAGCGGACCACCTTCCTCAAGGCGATGCGCGACGATGGTCTGCTCCGGACCGAGAACGCCGGTCGAAAGACCCGGTACTTCGCCATCGACAAGGACGGCGCCGTCCTCCCCGAGGACGCCACAACGATCGCCGACACCGAGGACAGCGCCGTCGACACCGAGGACAACGCCGTCGACAACGCGCCCACCGTCGAACCCGAACCCGTGAAGGTCACCAGCAAGCCCGTGAAGAAGCCGCCACCGCGCCCCGAGGAGATGGTCGAACACCCGGCGCCGAACCCCAAAGAGCTCACCGAGACGGAGCGGTTGGCCGAGATCCGCGCCATCATCGAGACCGGTGATGGGGACTTCTCGCTCAAACGCTTCGAGCACCTGTTCGCCTCGTTCAAGGAGGCTCAGCGGGAGTGGCCGAAATACGCAGCCAAGCTGTTCAAGATGAAGCGGTAGTCCGACGAGAAGGACGACCAGGGCGGCGACGTGTAGCCCGTTGGCTGCATGATCCCGCCCATCACTCGGGCGGGATCGGCCATGAGAACGGCGGTGTCTGCGCGGATCCTGTCCCTCGGAGAAAAGTTGCTTACAACGTAAGCAGGCAAATCTGCAATTTGGACCTCTTGCTAACATTGCAAAGTGACGTACCCCGACCTTTACTTCATTGCCCTCGCCTTCGCGGGCATCCTGTCCACCCTCATCATCGCCACTACGCTGGTGGTGGCCCTTCCACGGAGGGGTGCTCGCCTCCACGCGAGGCTCCGTTTCACCACCATGGTCTTCGACCTGCAGTAGGAGCCGGATACCCAAAGCCCCTTACGGAGGAGGGGCGGATTCAGGGGCTTGCGGACGGATTTTCGCCCGGACGGCTTTCTCGATACCTCTCCCTAACTCGTCCACACCTCTTCAAGTGTCTCGATGAGGGCTTGGGCCACAGCCTCGCGTGTGCGATGGATTGCCCTTACAACGAATAGCAACTCCCGAGAACGGGACGCACGAATCGCCGCTTGGCAAGCTTCTGCGAGGTTCGTGGGATCGACTAAATGTTCGGGGCTCAGGTCAGGAGTTCGGACCTGCATGCAGTCGTACGCATGAGAACCGTGCTGCTTCGCATCGATCGCATGTTCACGGGCATACTTCAGTTGCCAAGCAACAGGGATGACATACCAAACTCCGGGTCCGTCCACGTCAGGGACATGGACAGCCAGAGGTTCTCCTCGCCAAACCTGAACTTGATTTGCGGTCGTAGTGGCTCGCTTGATCCGAATTAAGCCCGGTTGACCGTCTACCATCATGACCTTCAACGAAGGCGCTTCCGATGATTTCGTGGCGGATGGTACCAAGGCATTGAACGCCTTGATCGACTCCTTGCTGAGTTCCTTGAGTGGTGAAGGCGCCATGGTCGAAAGTGTACCTTGCCGCTCACCGCTTGACCCGTGCAAAAAATCACAGATCGGGAGGACTTCTACGGGCGATTTCGCCCGTAGACATCACACCAGGTCTGCCGGGTTGACACTGTTTGCAGGTCCAGGTGGGCAGGGCCTGTGCATTGAAGCAGGCCAAAGTGTGCGCGCTGGCGGAGTAGCCTTCAAGTCTTCTCGAAATGGGGGAACTGACTCACTGCATCCCCCCACGCGCTCCAGGCAGGTTGGGATAGAGGCGTTTCCAGACGCCCTTGGGGAAACGCCCGAGAACGATGCGCCTGCCGTAAGACCCTATCACATTCTCGGATGACGCTGCACAGCGTAGCTTCCTCGTCCGCTGTAGCCTTGGCCAGGAGAACGGTGGCTTTCCTCCGAATCCCCTCGACCCCTTCCTTGATGATGCAGATGCTCATAGGGGCCGCCTATGTTAGCGCGGCCCACGTGTCAAGCTCGATCAGCCGCCCACGGCCCAGCTCAAGGACAGGGCCACCAGCAACGCCCCCAACAAGGCGAAGCTCGAAGCCACCCGCATCAGGTCCGGCGGCGGAGAACCCCTCCGGACCGCCCCAAGCTCCTCGGGGACCTCGGAGCGGGTGATCGTCGGAAGGGCCCGCAGGGTGATCGGCCTGCCATCCGGGTGTCGACGGAGCTCCCCATCCTGCCAGGACTTCGTCCGCGGCCTGGTGGTGGGTCTTGTCGTGTCCGCGTCCGGAGGGATGAGGATGGGCAGAGGTCCGGTTTTGCTGGCCATGGAGATCCACGGGGGCAGCATCGGGAAGATGTCGCTGGTGTTGGCGTTCATGGGTTGCCCCCCTCCTTGAGTTGAGGTTTGCCCTTCGAGGATTCGATGGCAACAGCAGGTGTTGCACCCTCCTCGAGTGCCAAACGATCGGCTTCTCCTTCTTCGAGCTCTCGCCACCGGCGATCTGTCTGCGTCTTCAAGGCCGCATTCGCCAGGAACACGGTGAATGCGGCCTGCGCCCCCGGGGAGATAGGCCAGCCGAAGATGCCGGCCAAAACCCAGAACACAGCCACCCCGCCCGACGAGATCCACAGCAGATACCTGTCCACCAGCACGAGGGCAGTCGTCCCTCGCGGCGCTCGTCGGGGCTTTCGTGGTTTGGCGGTGGGCAACGTTTCCTCTATACCTGTGTAGGTATAGGGTAAGCATGTCTGAAAACCAGTCCTCGAAGTCTGTCTCCGTCCTGCTGGCGGTCATCCTGATCGTCCTCATCGCCATCGTCGTGATCATGGCCATGCGGTCCTGTCCGCCGATCCCCGTACCCGCAGAGGCGCCGATGCCCATCCCGCCGGCAATCGAGCAACCCATCCAGCCCGCAGTCGAGCAGTCGCCCGTGATCCCGGTCCTTCCCGAGGCTCCGAAGGTGTCCTGAATGAGGCAGCCCGAGCATAGCCACCCGTGCGGCGAGGAGCTCGAGGGTAGGGAAGACCTCGCTCACGATCTCTCTGCGCCGCGTGGTGGCGAGCGGGTTGTGTGGACGCGGTCGATGCCTTGCGCGGAGTGTGTCCTTTGCAAAAAAGGCATTTGCACGCAGCGGGTCTCGGACACGGGCCATGTGCTGCATGGGCTCGTCGTGAACTGATCCTCGATGAATTCGCACCAGAGAAGGAAGGCGGAGAAGGCCGCCCGCGAGGCCCAGAAGAGGAGAACACCACAAGCTCCTCCAGCTCCTGCTGCGCCTTCATCTTCAGGTGCGCATAATGCGCCACATACCACCACGGGCCAAGAAACCCTCGTCTACGTGCCTCCCCCGAAGCGGCAGTGCGACGACGAGCTCACCGTCATCGCCAGCAAGCTGAGGCCGAAGCACCGCAAGTTCGCCGACCTCATCCTGCAGGGACATACAGGATCACAGGCTGTCGAGGCTGCAGGCTTTCGAGCTGCAGATCTTCGGAGTGCGGCTACCAGGATTCTCCGCCGTGAAGATGTGCGGAGATATATCCGCCTGACCCAGCAAGAGGTGGCGATCGCTCAACGGGTAACCCTCGATGCGCTCGTGTCCCATCTATGGACGACCTCCCGCGATCCAGTGGCGGCTCCGAAGGTTCGAGCCGCCGCACTGGCTCACCTGGTCCGCATCTTCACTGCAGGGCACCAGCCCGCCGTGAAGGCCCCCATCACAGGAGCCGCCTCGGGGCTCTCCGATGACCTGGTGAACCAACTCGAGGCCCAGCTCCTGGGGATTCGGATCCCTACAGGCCCCGAGGCGTGAGCGCGTTCCTGCCATACCAGGCGGCTTGGTATGCCGATCCCGCGAAGGTCCGGGTCTGCGAGAAGTCGAGGCGGATCGGCATCACCTGGGCCGAGGCAGCGAGGCAGGTATTGCTGGCCTCGAGGTCCCGATCTGCTGGTGGGATGGATTGCAGCTACCTGAGCACGTCGCACAGGTTGGGGCGCAAGTACATCGCCACATGCGCAACCTGGGCCGAGTCCCTCGGGATGGCCGCCAAGGCCATGGGCTCGAAGATGGTAGGCGAAGTCCTCGCCCATGAGATCCACTTCGCCAGCGGGTTCAAAGTCCAGGCCCTCACCAGCAATCCGGAGAGCCTTCGTGGTGAAGGGGGCGACGTCGTCATCGACGAAGCCGCCCACCATCAAGACCTCGCCGAGTTGCTCAAGGCAGCGAAAGCCGTGGGTGACTGGGGCGGGCGCCTTTCGATCATCAGCACCCACAACGGGATCGAAAACCCCTTCAACCAGCTTTGCGAGGACATCCGATCGGGGAAGCGGGCCGCCTCCCTCCATCGGGTCACCATCCACGATGCCCTGCAAGCCGGCCTGTACCGTCGCAGGTGCTTGGTGCAGGGCATCCATTGGACAGCCGAGGGTGAAGCACAGTGGCTCTCCGAAGCTCTGGAGAGCTGGGGCAGCGACGAAGAGTACCTGGTGATCCCGGCCCGATCCGGCGGGGCATACATCCGGCGGGACTTGATCGAGGAATGTTCGGCGCCCACGCCCATCGAGAGGCTCGAGCTTCCTCCCGAGCATATCCACAAACCCGAAGTCGAGCGGACGGCGCACATCACGAGGTGGTGCCAGACCCATCTCGATCATCTGCTCAAAGCCCTGCCCGGCGAAAGGGTGACTACGGTGGGGGTGGACTTCGCCAGGAGCGCCAACGGGGATCTATCCGTGTTTGCGCTCCTCACGGAAGCCCGCGACCTGAAGAAGGTATGTCCGTGGCTGGTGGAGCTGCGGGGCGTTCCTCATACAGAGCAGTGGGCCATCCTGCGCCACATCTGCAAAGGGATCCCTCGCTGGGGGGGCGTGGCTCTGGATAGCGGCCTCAACGGTGGCTGGTTGGGAGAGACCGCCCTGGCCCACTTCGGGCCTTCACAGGTCGACTGCGTCCAGATCACCAGCCATTGGTACGGAGAGAACCTGCCGAGGTTCCGCGTGGCATTTGAAGAACATCAAATCCAGGTACCGGCCGACGTGGATGTCCGAGATGACATCTTGATGATCGAGATACGAGACGGCATCCCGAAGATGCGCAAAGAGAGAAGCGTCGACTCGAAAAGCAAGAAGGGCCGCCACGGGGATTCCGCGATCGCCCTGGCTCTGGCTTTCGCCAGACACCAGAAGGCACCCCCGAAGTATGAGCTGGTTAAGATGCCTGGCCTCGGGGACAACAGGCGCGGTCCGATGAGAAAATATAGTCTGTGATCTACCCCTGTTCGTGGGTTTTCGCCTATACTCCGAATCGTAGTAGGTGGCAGCTGCGAAGAAAACCCAGGTCAAGGTAGACCCCAAGAAGCTCTCCGAAGAGCGCGCTCGCCCTGCAGGTACAGGTCCGCGGCCCTGGAAGTATGCGTCGTCCACATCGACGCTCACCCCGAGCAAGCTCGCGGGGATACTCAAAAAGGCGGACGAGGGCGATGTGGTCGAGCTGTTGACGCTCGCCGCCGACATCGAGCGAAGGGATTCGCATGTCGGCGCCCAGCTCCGAACCCGGCGACTTGCCCTTGCTGGACTTCCCCGAGTTGTAGAAGCCGCCAGCGACGACAAGAGCGACGTGCAGATCGCCGACGAGCTCCAGCGGATGGTCAGCGGGCACGCCTTCAGCAACCTGGTTTTTGATCTGCTGGATGCGGTGTTCAAGCCTTACAGCATCTGCGAGATCGTGTGGAGCTACGGCGAGAAGTGGACCCCGGATAAGTTCATTTGGCGGGACCCCAGGAGCTTCGCTGTCTCGCCCGAAGACGGCTCCACGCTCTTGCTGAGGACCTTGGATAACCCCAAGGGCGAGCCACTGGACGCGTGGAAATACATCACGCACGCCCCTCGCCAATTCAGCGGCCCCATTACGACCGGTGGTTTGGTTCGCCCCTGCAGCGTCATGTACAGCTGCAAGACGCTGGGGATGGCGGCATGGCTGGGCTACATGGAGATCTTCGGGATCCCGTGGCGCATCGGACGGTTCGACAAGAACGCGTCCCAAGAAGACAAAGATACTCTGGCCCTTGCGGTCCAGGTGCTGGGGATGGATGGCGGCGTGGTTCTCCCCGTCGGGATGGACGTCGAGATCCTCAATTCCATGGGGTCGGGGGCCGGTTCATCGCTGCATCGTGATCTGGCCGACTGGTGCGACCGTCAGACGAGCAAAGCGATCCTGGGCCAAACGCTCACGGCCGATGTCGGGGGCGGCTCGTACGCCCAAGGAAGCGTCCATGACGGTATCCGCCGCACCATCCTGATCGCTGATGCTGTGGACCTCGCCGCGACGCTCCAGCGTGACCTCATCGAACCATGGTGCACAATCAATTTCGGTGAGCTTGCCGCATACCCCGTCCTCCGGTTTGTCACTGAGGAGCCGGAGGACCGCCAAGCGTTCGTGTCGGCCATTGTCCCCCTGATCGACCGAGGTCTGCAGGTCGAGCAGTCCATCGTGCGGGATCGGATCGGAATTCCGGCTCCTGAAGAGGGTGATTCGGTTTCCGTGCTTTTGCCCGCAGGTAGCAAAGAGGTTTGATGTCTTCGTCCTTTCAAAAGGCCACGCTCTCCGCATCCGCGATCACCTTCGCGGAGGTGAATGGTGCACGTGTGGCGCCAGAGTGGATCCCCCTCCTCCCCGCTGGGGAGTTCGTGGTGGCCAGGGACGGCCGACATTTCGTTGCGGATCACCCGAGCGCCATCGCAGCATTCGCCTCGAGCGGGATGAGCATGCCCCTGGATTGGGATCACTCGCTCGACTCCTACGGCGTTGCCCCTGGCAGCTCCAAGGCGGCCGCCTGGATCGACAAGCTCGAAGCCCGTGATGGGGCTCTGTGGGGCCATGTCGAGGTCTGGACGGCCAAGGGGCGCGAGTCCGTGGAGTCGCTGGAGTACCGCTACATCTCGCCAGTGATCTACTTCGACGATGACAGGCGGGTTGTCAGCATCCCCCGCGCATCGCTCGTGAACAATCCCGCTTTGTCGATGCCGGCCCTTTGCCGGGAGAAGAATATGCAAGAACACCTGAATCGCCTCTTGGCGGGCCTGGACCTCACACCCGAGACCCTCTCCGACGAGGGCATCTGCGCCGTCCTGGAGGTCTTCCAGCGCGGCAAGGCCGACGGCATCTCCCTCGAGACCCACGTCCCGGTCGAGCAGTACGAAGCCGTAGTGGCGGAGCTGGCGGACGCCAAGGCGAACCTCGAGACCTACCAGGCCCACGCCCACGTGGAGAAGGTCCAGCGGGTCATCAAGGAGGCCCTCTCCAGCGGCCGCCTGCTTCCTTCTGAGCGCGCCTTCTTCGAGGGCCAGGCCGCCAAGGACCTCCCCAGCGTGGAGCAGTTCCTCAACGGCCGTTCCCCGATGGGACCGACAAGCAGGGGCGCTCCGATCATCTTCAACCCTGCCGATCCCTCGGGACTCTCCGAGACCGAGAAGCAGGTCGCCCAGAAGGGCGGCGTTTCCCTCACCGCATTTGCCGCAGCCAAGGCCCGGCACAACCAGAAGGTCTGATCTCCCATGGCAGCACTCACCGCATCCCGAGCGATTCAACAGAAGCCGGGCATCCTCTTCAGCTACCCCGTCTTGGCGAACGCCGTCATCTTTCAGGGAGCCATCGTCGTGATCACATCCGCGGGATACGCAAAGCCCGGAGTCACGGGAACCGGCCTGACCACCGTGGGCATCGCCCGTGATTCGGTCGACAACACCGGCGGGGGCAACGGCGCCAAGGTGGTCGAGGTCGAGGAGATGATCGCAGGCTGCGCATCCGCAGGAGCTGGCGACCTGATCACCTTCGATGACATCGGCAAGTTCTGCTGGGTGGTCGATGACCAGACCGTCGGCCTCACGGACGGCACAGGTACCCGCAGCCGCGCCGGCATCATCCGCTCCCTCGAGGGCTCCCTCGTGTTCGTGGAGTTCACCAACACCATCGCCGCCCTCTCGTCTCTGGCCTGATCTCTTTTAGCTCTGGCCTTTGCCGGAGCTTCTCGCCCCACGTCTTTCAGCTCTGGCCTTTGTCAGAGCCCCTCTCCAGGCCCCTTTGGCCGATCGGATTCTGAAAAATGCTTGTCAATCTTGAGAGTCTCCAAAGCCTCGGCACCCTGCTCTCTGCAGCATATGCCGAGGGCCTCATCACGGCCGATGCCGCCTATGAGGCAATCGCCACAGTCGTCCCCAGCAACAACAAGAGCAACACCTACGCATGGCTCGGATCGGTCCCGACCATGCGTAAGTGGGTGGGCGATCGCATCCTCAAGGAGCTGTCCGGTCACAAGTACACCCTGGAGAACCAGGACTACGAGGCCACGATCGCGGTCGACCGCAATGACATCGAGGATGACTCCTTCGGGATCTATGCCCCCATGGCGAGCATGCTCGCCACCGAGGCGAAGAACCACAAGGCCCGCCTCGTGTGGGAGCTGCTCGACCAGGGGATCGTGAACCTCGGTTACGACGGGGTCCCGTTCTTCTCGACGGCCCACCCTGTGGGATCGGGTACGCAGTCGAACTTCATCGACGGTGCGGCGGACCCCTGGTACGTGCTCGACACCAGCAAGCCCCTCAAGCCGCTGATCATGCAGGTGCGCCGTGAGCCGGAGTTGGTCCCGCTCACGAAGGCCGACGACGCGAACGTCTTCTTCCAGAAGAAGTACATTTGGGGTGTGGATGGCCGCTACGCGGCCGGATACGGCTTCTGGCAGATGGCTGTTCGCAGCGAGGCGGCTCTTACCGAGGCAAACCTCGCCGCTGCGCGGGCTCTGATGCGCGGCTTCTCCGATGATTCGGGCGTCAAGCTGGCCATGCTGCCGGTCACGCTCGTGGTCGGGATCAGCAACGAGACCGCCGCGTCGAAGCTGATCAACAACCTCAACCTGGCCAACGGCGAAACCAACGTCAACAAGGGCCAGTACAAGCTGATCGTCAGCCCGTACCTGCCCTAAACCCTGACGGGCCTCCATCGTGGCATACGCGACTCTCCAAACGCTCACCGACCAGGTCGGCATCGACGAAGTCACCCGTTCCTCGGATCGGGATGGCTCCGGTGCGATCGACCCTGGAGTGGTGGAGCGCGCCTTGGAGGACGCCAGCAGCGAGATCGATTCCTACGTGGGGTCAGTCTACAAGCTGCCCCTAAACCCTGTCCCGGGCATCGTGGTCACCTACTGCGGGATCATTGCCCTGTATCGGATGTCCCTGGAAACAGGGAGCTATACCGAGGAAAAGCGGAAGAGGTACGAAGATGCAATCCGATGGCTCCGCGACGTCGCAAAGGGTGTTGCGAGCCTGGATGGCGAGGTGGAGGCTGTCCCGAAGTCCTCGGGTGGAATTCGGTACTTCTCCGAAAGCCGAGAATTCTCTCGAACCAAGCTCGGAGGAATCCTGTGAGCGCGGTGGTGGTCAAGTTCCCGGGCCTGGACAAGTTCCAGCAAGCCCTGATGCGGGTGAGCAGGTTTCGCCGCACGGTCCTCTTGGACCAGCTGGGGGACCTCATGCTGGCGCAGAACCGGCGCAGGCTCGACACGGAGAAGGAGTCGCCGGATGGCGAAGCCTGGGAGTCCCTGTCGCCCGAGTATGCAGCCCGCAAGGGCGGAGGAGAACTCCTTGAAGAAAGCGGTCAACTACTGGATAGCCTCCAAGCTCAGTCGGGATCGGACGGGGTAAGCCTCGGTTCTGATCTGCTGTATGCCGCGGTTCACCTCCATGGTGATGACGCACGAGGTATCCCGGCGCGCCCCTACCTCGGCTTCTCCGATGATGATCTCGAGGACCTGGGCGAGCTCGCCGAGTCCTTCTTGAGAGGGATGTTCCGATGAGCCTCGATGTCCTCCTCGACACCATGACCGGCATCATCCAGCCGGCCCTGCCCGCGCTCAAGTCGTGCGAGCAGGTGGGCGGCAGGATTGACCTCGCCGAGATGCTGCGCCGCTCCAAGACCCTCCCGGGGGCCTTCCTGGCCCTCATGGGAACCAGGGACGGGAAGCTCTACGGCAACAAGCTCAAGGTGACCGGGCAGTTCCTGCTGGTGATCGTCGTCGCCAGCAAGGCTGCGGATGGCATCCTCCCCGCCGACCGAACCAGGGCCATCAATCGCCTTCTCTCGCAGGCCCTGTTCGTCGTCGCATCCGCGAAGGACTGGGGCTCGGACGAGGTCGAAGGACCGCCGGCGAAGATTGCCTCGGTGAATCCATACACGAAATCCGCGGACGGAAACAACCTCGCCCTCTACGGCATCACCTGGGAGCAGGATTTGAGCCTCGTTGCCGACCCCGTTCCCAGCCCGCTCGATGATTTCTTGTTCATGGACGAGCAGATCCAGATGGTGCCGTCCAACCCCGAGATCGACGCGGCCGAATACGTCGAAGTGCAGGAGCCCTAACGCATGCTCAGAATCACCGCAAAGCCGGGCTTGGTCATCCGAGACCCCGAGCACCAAGACCGCCGCATCATCCCCAGAGAGGGGATTCTGGTGCGCCGTCTCAACCCGTTCTGGCTCCGTCGGCTGAATGATGGGGACATCGACGTCCTCGACATTCCCGACGCCCCGCAGGCTCCCAGCGTTCCGCAGGCTCCCAGCGTTCCCCAGGTCCTCCACATCCCGCTCGCACCGCGCGAAGGCTAATCCTCCATGCCTCTCAATCTGAATGTTCTCCCCGTCCATTGGCAGGTCCCCGGCGTCTACGTCGGGATCGATGGTAGCGGCGCCGTCCAGGGTATCCAGGCCCAGCGCCAGATCGCCCTCCTCCTGGGGATCCGAACCTCGGCGGGCACCGTGCTCGAGAAGGTGATCAAGCCGATCACCGGTCCCGCGCAGGGTGACCTGTACTTCGGTCGTGGCAGCCAGCTTGCGGCCATGTGCCGCGCCTTCAACGCGGCCAACCCCTACGTCGAAGCCTACGCGATGGCGCTCAACGAGGACGCTGCAGGGGTCAAGGCGAGCGCCACCGTGACGATCGTGGGAACGGCTACCGCAGCGGGGACCCTCGTGTTCCTGTGGGGCGGCAGGATCCGCAAGGTCGCTGTTGCCCTGGGTGACACCCCCGCGGTGATCGCTGCCTCCATCGCCGCCGCGGATACCGCAGACCTCGATTCGCCTACCACTTCAACCTCTGCCCTGGGCGTCGTCACGGTGACTGCGAGGCACAAGGGGGCCTACGGCAATTCGCTGTCGATCGTCCTCAACTACTTCGTCGGCGACGAGACCCCGGCCGGCATCACCAGCGTCACCATCACGGATTTCGCCAGTGGGGCAACCGATCCCGATGTGACCGGCGCCGTGGCGGCACTCGGGGGCGACACGCCGTACACCACGATCGTCATGCCGTGGACCTCGGACGCGAACATGGACATCCTGGAGACCGAGATGGCCTCCCGCTGGAGTCCCCTGCGGGCTCTCGGCGGCCACATCATGGCGGCTTTCCGGGGAACATACGGTCAGAGCCAGACCTACGGCGATGCCCGGAACTCGCAGTTCTCGAGCGTCTTGGCCACCGCGAAGTCGCCCACCCCGCCCTGGATCTGGGCCTCGTCCTTGGCGGCCATCGAGCTCGCCGAGACCGACCCCGCGCGTCCAAGGCAGAACGTCAAGATCCCCGGGGTGTATGCACCACGGGAAGCCGACCGCTTCACCATCGCGGAGAGGAACCTGCTCCTCATGGACGGGATGGCGACCTACTCGGTGGTGGTGGGAGACCCGATCCTCGAGCGCCTGGTCACCACATACCAGGTCAACACCCAGGGCGACCCGGATCCCTCGTATCACGACATCGAGACGATGCGGTGCTTGCAGTTCTTCCGCTATGGCTTCAGCTCGCGCATCAAGCGGAAGTACCCCCAGGCGAAGTTGGGCAACGATGGTGAGGCATTTGCGCCGGGGCAGGTGGTGATGACCCCAAAGCTGATGCGGGGTGAATGCCTGGCATACTTTGACGAGCTCAACCTGCTCGCCATCGTGGAGAACCGGAAGCAGTTCGCCGCGCAGCTCCAGGTCGAGCGTGACCAGGGCAATCCAAACCAGATGAACGTCATCTTGCCGCCCGACTTTGTGAACCAGTTCAGGATCACCGCGGCGGTCATCGCGTTCAAGCTG